TGAGAGAAAAGCATAATAAGGGCATCGAGCAAGATTATTTATCCAATGAACTCGCTATGGGCTATTTTCTCGACATGATCTTTGCCCAGAAATATGCTGAATGGAATCGTCAGGCGATACTTGATATATCCCAAAAGATTTTAAAAGTAAAGGCATTTGACGAAGTTATTTCATCAGTGCATAACTATGTTGACTTTCATGACTTCATCATCAGAAAGGGTGCTATATCGTCCTACGTAGGGCAGAAAATGATTATTCCTTTTAACCAAAAGGATGGAATGGTTATCTGCGAAGGTAAATCAAATCCTGACTGGAATAACTCTGCGCCACATGGAGCAGGTAGGCTATATTCGAGATCAAAAGCTAAGGAATTGATCAGCCTTGAAATGGTTGAAGAATCGATGAAAGGAATTTATTCCACTTCTGTATGTGATTCGACTATTGACGAATCAGTATTTGCTTACAAAGACTCAAAAATGATTGAAGCCGCTATCCAAGATACAGCTACAATTCTTCACCGAGTTAAGCCAGTATTGAATATCAAGGACTCAACGTCTGCTCCAAGACGATCAAAGAAAGATCGATAAAAATAATGCCACGTAATTGTAACATTTTACGTGGCATTACGTATAAGTAATAAATCTATAATTAATCATGGAACTCAAAGCAAATCTCAGTAAATTAGAGCTATTCAATCGAATACATGACTACACAAATGGCATGGTAATTTTAACTGGCTCATTAGCATTATTCATGCAACAGGAACTTGTTGAAAGGGAAGCATCCGATCTGGATATAATTCTTCCGTATTACATCGACTTATCGGCATTTGGAAAAATCGAAAGGCTTCATAATCCTTATAGTACAGTATGTTTCAGCATTACACCTAGAGAAGGTGCTGAAATACATGTGATCGTTGACCCAAACTGTCATCACATTACAAAGGTATGTGGCGAAAGGCTGCTAAAGATTTCAAATGCTCAAGACATTTGGATTGAGAAATTCAGGTCATTCATATTTTTCAACACTCAAAAAAACTGTAAAGACCTAAATGAGTTGATTCAAAGGAATCTTGTTACCAAAGCACCTAAAAGTGCCGCTTTAACGAATTATTAAAGTAAGCCATGAAGTACATTATTTACGAACTCACTCAGCCAAACATTTTGCAAAAAATGGTTCCTGATGGTTATCATATTAAGGAACTTGTACGCAATGTGCTTGAAGAACTGGACGAGCCAATGATTTCTTCACAGCATGATACATATGACTTAGCTATGCAAGAAATTGTTAAGCATAAAGACAAACTGAAATTCAAGAGTTTGACGATACTACAAATTATAACCGTTAATTACGACGGTGAAATAAATTAAAGTCATGAGAGTAGAATATATCATAATCATTATCATTTTTATCCATTGGGTAGGAGATTTCTTATTCCAGACGTTTAAAATGGCTACCAATAAAAGCAAGGACAATTATCAGTTGTTTATACATGTCCTTGTTTATTCATCTGTATGGCTTGTAGGCTTATTCTTTTATAGCGTAATGCAAGTAGCTGTATTCTTCGTGATTACCTTTATATTTCATTTCTATTTAGACTACATCACAAGCAGATGGACTTCAAGTCTACATAAGAAAGAGAAGTTTTATGGCTTTCCAGCCTTTTTTAGCGTAATCGGTTTAGATCAATTTTTCCACTATGCACAATTAATTTTAACATTTATTCTTATACAAACATTATAATGGCTACATTAAGAGAAGTTAAGGAATGGCTTGAAGCACTGCCAGAAGAATTTTTAGATTTCGAAGTTGTTAACGGCGAAGAAGGAAAAATAGACGATCAATACACCTATCGTATTGACAAGCCAATTGTTTGCCTCATGGTCGATGAAGAAACAAAAGAAATTGCATTTTTGAATGTACCTGCCGATGAAGCAGAAGTAAAAATAGACTAATTATGATCAGAATAAATAATACTAATTACAGCGGAAGTTCTGTAACTATCTCAAAAGGCAAAATAATTATCGATGGCATTGATGTAACGCCCGATTCTAAAAAAATCGATATTATCGTTGATGGTAATATCAATAAACTAAACGTCGATTCTTGCGATAGTCTTAAAGTGACTGGCGATGTGGACACTTTATCGACAATGTCTGGCGATGTGGACATAACAGGTAATGTTACTGGTAATGTTAAAACAATGTCTGGCGATGTTAAATGCGAGAATATTGGTGGTAATGCATCGACAATGTCTGGCGATATAAAATATCGAAAATGATTAAGTTTCTTATTCAAACAATCGATGGCGAAGTGAAACATGATTTCAGCTTTGCTTTAATAGAGAGTCTCCGTTATCAGGCATGGGCAGATAAAACCAGTCCATTCATGTACACATATATGGATACTAATGGACTGAGATTAAATCAATTTAAGCCAATCTATAGTGATTACATTCCTGTAGGTAGCGTTGAGTTTGTTTCTGATTTTCTATTTCAATTTTTCGGAAAAATACCTTTGCCAATAAATATACCAGCTGAATTAATGTCAGAGGATTTTACCCACAGGCATGTGAAGAACGGTACTGAACTGGACATTGTTCAGAAGTCATTTGTAAAATCAAATGATAAGATCAAATCATTCACTGAAATTTGCGATCACGCACCTATTGGTAACTATCAAATATCCGATATTATTGAGATTGAGAGCGAATGGAGAGCATTTGTATACAATGGTGAGTTGGTTGGGCTTCAAAATTATTCAGGGAGTTTCACAGAATTTCCAAATGTGTATTTAATTAAAGTCATGATCAACGCATACAAGTCTGCACCAATAGCATACACATTAGATGTTGCAATTACAAAAGGTGGATGGACTTCGGTAATTGAGGCTCATGATTTTTTTAGTTGTGGACTATATGGATTTGCCGATCATAAAATATTGCCATTCATGTTTTCAAGATGGTATCAAGAATATATAAGAAATCTACCTTTCTAAAATGGCTGAAATTCGAAATACTAAAGCCAAATTTGAAATATACGATGTTTCAAACATACAAAAGGTTTATGCTCGTCATGCTGATTATTGTGGTACAGTGCTGTACTCAACAGATGGTGGCTATGTATGGCAATCCGTCGGCATGGATAGTGGCAAATGGGATTATCATAATTGGCTCTTTACATTCATCGCTTTAAAATAATAAACAATATGAAAAATTTACTACAAATCACATCTTTTAGAAATATTACGACACAAATAATAGTACCACTTCAAAAAGACGGTCTTTATCATACTAATCCTGTTTGCCAGAAAAAGCACTCTAAATATTATACCGTTGAGGCGTATTTAAACAATATTGAAGCTGAGATATTTAGCGTTCTAAGACTTTCAGATGGCGTTGAATTTCATATTGGCGATAATTTCATTTGGAATGATGAAACCATTTTCGAAATCAGTAAAATTAATTGGGAAGCTGGACAAATGAATTGTGTGCATAAATCGTCTAATGGTATGGGGTATGGGCAAAGCTTATTGATAGCGAAAAAGATCAATATCGTCAGTATGCGAAGATTTAAACTAATCAAGCTATATCCAAATAGTCCTGAAATTGATTCAATTGGGTATGTTGGCTTTAGAGGCATGAAACTCGAATCATATACCATGTTTCCCGAATACTGGAAAGAACTTTCGAAGCCTTTTACGGTTATACGTTATTCCGATGGTTTCAATGACTATTACATGAAAAGGAACGGCATGTATACCATCAATGGCGTACATGAATATAATTATGCGGATTTGACTCGTCTCGACAAAGCAAATTTACACATAAAAACCGTTCGCAGAGAGTCTGATGGAGAAAAATTTTCTATTGGCGATAAAGTTACCGACGATCTTGGCGTTATCTCAACAATAAAAAAATTTATGATTTCATCAAATTACTCATGCATTAAAATATATCCGTCAGAGCCTGGAAACCTCATTCTGCTTGACGACGCAACGATCATCGACACATTATTTACGACCACTGATGCCGTTCAAGTAACTGAAAAATCATTTCATCGTTATGACTTTTATCATGTTGACGAATATTTTAACAAGGTAAGGCTTTGTTATCCTATGGATTACGATTATGATAAGTATATTAACAGGCTATTTTCTTCGGCAAAAGCTGCTAATGAATTTATTTACAATCACAAGCCTGTATACTCTGAAAAACAATATCAACAAGCATTAGCTCCCAAAGGTGGCGACGGAATGAATGATTAAAACTGACCGATATGATTAACGAAGACAAATTAAAAGAAAAAATTGAACAAGAATATCGTTTTTATTTGGATAATCTTGAATATCAGGATAGAAAGATATTTATATACATGAAGCAATTAATGCTTTCATGGGTAGACGAATGTACTTTTATGCCTACAGGTAGAATGCCTCATATACCAGACTATACGGCTGGTCATAAGTACCGTAAGGATGTATTCTCTCCGACAGCAATGTATGAAGCAGCATATCTTGAAACAAAGCCTGAACCACCAAAATCGCAGGTTATACGTGAAGCTCATTTCAATATTCCTAAGAAATTTAAAACTTTCTGGGGCAAAGTTGTAACCTTTCGCAATTCTTCACGTATAATCAATAAAAATAAGTTTTGACGATGAATTATACAAGCAAGTGCCTTGAAGGCCCGATATTTTCAAGAGTTTGGGAAATGCCTAACAGCAACACCTTTGATATTAGGTGCATTAAGAAATTAATACACAAATACATCACAGATGATATGTTAAGTATTGACCCTTTTGCTAATACCAATAAAATTGCAAAGATTACAAATGACTTAGACCCTGATATGGGAACTGATTTCAATCTTGATGCAATGGACTTTTTAAAGACATTTGCCGACGAAAGCGTTGATTTTGTACTCTATGACCCACCTTACTCTACTCGTCAGGTATCTGAGTGTTACAAAAGATTCGGTAGGACTGTTAATATGCAGACAACTCAGGCAAGCTTCTGGGGTAATCTGAAAAAGGAAATTGCTAGAGTTTTAAAACCAAATGGAATGGCTATTTCATTTGGCTGGAATTCAAATGGCATTGGTAAAACTTTAAACTTTGAGCAACTAGAAATATTAATAGTTGCTCATGGCGGAATACATAATGACACAATTTGCACAGTTGAACGTAAAACAAAATAATATGAACTTCACATTATACGATAAAGCACTTTCTGATAAGATTACTGTACAAGGTACAGCAACCATGAAAAAAATGTTGGCAAACGAAAATAGACTCATGGTATCGAATGCTAAAAAATATGGCATTAAATGTCATAGAGATACCAACCACCGATATGATGGCAGGTCATACCGTTATCATCTTACGATGGTACATGATTTTTTCAACAAATACTCGTATCTTATTAAAGATCATGAGGACTTCTTTTATGCAAAAGCGAGTTGCTTCACCCATGATACAATTGAAGATGCTCGGCAAACATTGAATGACGTGATAAAAGCTTGTGGCGTTAAAATAGGCGAACTATCATATGCTCTTTCGAATGAAAAGGGTAGAGTTCGTGACGAAAGGGCAAATGCAAAATATTATGCCGACATGCGTAAAGTACCTCTAGCACCTTTTGTAAAAATATGTGACAGACTTGCAAATGCCGCTTATTCGAGCATGAAAAAGGGAAAAATGTATGACGGTTACGCAAAAGAACTTGATCATTTTGAAGAAGAACTATTTGACGAAAAATACGCCATTATGTTCGATGAATTACGCAAAATTTTAAACAAATAATCATGCACAAGAATATTACGACAATTGTTTTTAAGGATATCATTTCCTTTCCATGCATATCTAGCGATTTATCTGGCAGCGATTGGTGTGTCGCTACGTCATTGTTCCGAAGCCCTAGAAATTATTATCAATTGGCACTGTTATCAGATGAAAGCTTTGTGCCTAAAAACTCGCCTGTGTACGATGATGGTCAGATACGTCCAGCTACTAATAATGAGCCAGATGTAATGATCGTTGCAATATATCCAAAAATGTATGAGTTGCCAACATTTACAGACGAATTTATAGCTCAATGGATGATAACACGTCCAAATGGCGTTGATGTTACATACAATCAGGAATGTGGTCAAGACTTTCATAAAACAAAATTATTCGTATTCAACGGTTATGTTTATTGTAATATTATTAAGCCATTATTCAATGCCGAAGAACTAATCGAATTTCATAAGAAAAACAATATTCCCACAAACATAACCACAAAAGTCTTACAGGATATGGGAGAGAGTCTTGACAAAGCACTTGAAGATGAAAGCGAAGAAACCCTCACTGCTTGGGTTAAGGAACAGCGTGAAAGCGACGAAACATTATGTAAGCTTATTCCAAAAACGGTGGCATTTGAATTTGCCGACTGGTGCGGCGAAGGCTACATAAAATGTGGCGGTGGCTGGATGCTTAAATATGCGTCGCAAATCAAAGCAGATATTTACACTACATCGGATTTATACAATGCATTCACAAGTTTGAGAAAGGTTTTTGGCTATGGAAGATAGACGTGTAAAATGCTTAAGCTGTGGCATTGTTCACTACAACATTATTTGCCCAAATTGCGGCTCGGTTGTTTGTACCGATGCCGTTGATAAATAAATGTTACGATAATTGTAACAAAATCAAAAATTCAACGTATAACTAAAAAAATATTACTATGGAATTAAATGATCTTAAACTAGGCAACGAACTTCATGAGAAAATCAGGAAATCTGGTGACGTATTAGACTGTTTTGAATGGACTTACTATAATGAAAAAGACGAATTGGTTCACGAAGGAAGCCGAGAGCCTACACTGATCATTGAATTCGATAGCAATGAAGGCGGCAGAGACACTTTGCCGATTCCATTTGTTATGAATCCTGTCTTAATCGAATTGATCAAAGACTTCGTTATTAATGAACGATTTAAATTGGAGAAAGAATTTAAGGAATTATAATATGAGCAAGCGCACCAATAAACAGATTCTCGACAGGTTTCATTATCATGAAGCTATGGACAGAACCTACATGATTCAGAGCAATGTTGAAACATTCTTAGTTGAGCATCCAGTATATGATGCTAACAAAAAACTGAGAAAGAAAGCTGAAAAGGTAAGTACCCTACTTGCCGAACTGTATCAAGAAATAAGCACGAAAGAATATAAAAAATTTAAGTAAATGGGAAAAGTGAAAATTATTGGAGTAATCGAAAACACTACGCCAACGCCAGAGCCTGAAATAATGGAGTTTGACGACTGGTTAGAATATCATGTTGACGAAATCGACATTGAATTAGCCGAAAGCGGCGCAGACAGAGAATTAGATTTCGACTCAGAAAAGGAATACGAAACAAGATATTTCAAGTACTTGGATAATCCCTTCAATAAATAATGAAAATAGCCAATCCAAAAACGGCTATAGCTTATTGGGAAGAAGGACAGAAACATTGCTTTCCTTGGTATAAGAAAGGATTTTTCAAAAAGTATCTACGAAATAAATTCATAAGAAAACGATTTACCGAAGATGGTAAGTGCAATTAAAATTAAATTAAGATGAATACAGAAAACGAAGTAAAGGGAACTACTGTCTTAAAATATGACGGCGAGGTAATTGATAACCAGAATGATAATGTTGACGAAGTCTATAATTATTTCTGGGTTGTCAAAGAATTAATGAAAGCTCAGATTTTGCTGATGCGTAAAGCGTTTCCTTCAAGCGATGCATGGTATTGCGGCTCAGCCGTAATTGGTGATCTAAGTAATTGCAAAAATGTAAGTTTTGTATTTGGGTCGGAAGAAGATTTGGAATGGATTAAGGAAGACTCAGACGTTTTCGTTGAACTCCCTTATGGCGCAACAATAGACTCAGATGAATTGGATTAAATTAGAGAAACAATTTCCAGCAAATGGTCAAGAGGTCATTTGCTGGAATGGTGTATCTAGCGTAATGGCTATTTACGAAGAAGGCATTGGTGGCGGCTTTAGAGTTCAACGCTATGCTACTATTGGAGACAGAATTTCTGTTTTATATTGGAGTAACGTTACGCATTGGATGCCAAAACCCTTAAAACCAGAGGAATTATGAAACACGCCAGAAAAAAAGATGATACTATCATTACTCATGAGTATTTGGATTCCTTGAACTTCGGTTCAAATCCAGTTAACACTATTTCTAATATCAGTCTCGCATATCGTGTTAAAAATTGTATATGCTTATTCTATAATGATCCATTTTCAGGGTCATGGCTGATTGGTCATGGTAATATGTATGAGGGTAAATATTATGCCTCAACATTTCGCTGGATTACAAAAAAAGAAGATTTGGTGAAAATCTATGAATCAATTATTGGTAAGCCAATTGCCGAAACCCCTTTTAGATCGAATTTATGAGTATACTACAAGATATCATCGAATCATATTGCGATGAAACATTTTTAAAAGCTGATGGTTTCGATGAAGCAATCATAGGCGTCGAAGAAGTATCAATGAGGCTAATATATTCTGTTTCAAAGTGCATTGACATTTTAATTGCACGTGATGGAATGTCATGGGAAGCAGCGGCAGAATTTTTCAATTTTAATGTAAGTGGCTCATATATGGGAGCGAAGACACCTATCTGGTGTGAAGATCAGTTCGAATCTTTTAGGGATTAAAAATAATTTAAAAATAATCACCGATTTTTGTAACATTTAGAAAGTTTCAACGTATAAGTAGTCATGGAAAGAATATATAACGATATTACAGTCGATAATGTAAATTACAAATGGTTCGTAAAGCATTATAACAGCGTTGGCGATTTTGTCTATATTCAATTAGACGGCAAAGTAGTTTTCCTCGACAAAGTAGCGTCATTACCTGTTCAACCCGAAACTATAAAAATAATTATTGCTAAATTAAATAAAGCTATGAGTAAAGTGAACCCTAATTTGAAGAGTGGTGTATCTGATTTAAAATCGGATGAAAGACTTGCTGGTGGATTTGGAACCAGATCGGCTAAACAAGAAGATTTAGCTCTGCTACGTAGAGTTGTGTTAGCGAACCTTTTATGGGAAAATATTGCGTATGCAAACGGTGAAGACGTTTCAAAGCAGATTAGCATGCTGATCCCAAAATGCGATCCTACCGAAGTGGCTAATCTTGCTGTCGAAGCGAGATTGGAACAGAAACTTCGTCACACGCCGTTATTTATCTGCGTTGAAATGCTTAAGTATCCAGAACATGCTGCATTGGTTGCCGATATCTTACCAAAGATTATCACCAGAGCCGACATGATCACCGACTTTCTTGCTATCTACAAGAAAATGAATGGTGGCAAGCTTAAACCGCTTGCAGCAGCTGCAAAGAAAGGTTTATCGAAAGCATTTTATAACTTTAACGAGTATCAGTTTGCCAAGTATGATCGCAATGCTGAAATTAAACTGAGAGACGCTATGTTCTTGGTTCACCCAAAACCTGCACAAGGCAAGGCTGAACTTTACAAAAAAATCGCTGATCGTAATCTTAAGACTCCTGACACATGGGAAGTTGCCTTATCGACAGGTAAGGATAAGAAAGCCACATGGGAGAGACTGATTGACGAAAAGAAAATCGGTGGTTTAGCAATGCTGCGTAATGTACGTAACATGGTACAGGCTAGTGTTAATTCAAATAGCATTAGAAAAGGCTTAAAGAACTTGAACAGTTCAATGTTATTGCCTTTGAACTACTTAACAGCTTCGAGATTCGCACCTGAATATTCGAGAGATATTGAGGACGCTATGGTTGAATCTTACGAGAATCTTCCAAAGCTTTCTGGTAAGACGCTATTCATTGTTGACGTATCAGGGTCAATGGGTTCAGTAACAAGTGGTCAATCGCAAATGAACCGAATGGATCATGCATGTGCTATGGCGATGCTTGCAATCAATCAGTGCGAAAGCTATGAAATTGTTGCAACTGCTGGTAGCGACGGAATGCACAAAGGTGCTCACGAGCATATCAAAAATCCTAAGAAAGGCTTCGATGTCTTTCAGCAGATTATGGACACGAGAAGTCGAATCGGCGGTGGTGGTATTTTCACCAGACAGTGTATCGAATGGTGTAAAGCCAACGTATCAGATAATTTCGACAGAATTATCATATTCTCCGACTCTCAGGATTGCGATTTACCAAATCAGAGAATTCCTGCACCTTATGGTAAGTTCAACTACATCTGCGATGTGTCCTCAGAAAAACGAGGCGTAAACTTCAAGAATGTGTGGACTGCTGAAATCACTGGTTTCTCTGAGAATTTCTTGACATACATCGCTGCTCACGAAGGTCTTACTAACAAGTTTGACGAGCAGAACGAAATTTAATTAATAAAGGTACTATTTATACTTGCATATTTAGAATTAAATAGTACCTTTGTAAAAAATATTAAGCAATGGTGACTGGCATGGTTACTTCCACCATACATGAAAATCCACCATGCCACCTAGTTCTTTGCTTACAATCATTTAGATAATGGCGTCTTATACGGTTACTTCACACTTAATGGAAAAACACACCGTATTACCTTTTTCCTTATCTATTTATCAAATCGGAGTGTGTCATGGCTTGTAGACAGTGCACTGAACCTATATAAGGATCGTTCCCTTGCACCCCGACTAATGAATAATGGCGACTGAAACAGTTTCATCAACTATAAAAAAAGACAAGTTAATAAAAAACTCTGTTTCGAAACATTCCTTATTCATTTACATTACAGGGCGTTAGCTCAGTTGGTAGAGCACGAAAAACACTTTTACTCCTTTTCCCTTAATTGTGGCGTTCGTAAAAGTTACTTCAATCCTAATGACGTGGTCAGCGGTTCGAGTCCGTTACGCCCTACGAAAAACAATAGTGTTAGAGACAGTTTCATCAAAAAAAATCGAAATTTTTCTACAAAAAACTCTGTCTCGACTGTTCTTTGTTTTTAGAATATAAAAAAGTCAACATACACAAAATATGTTGACTTTTTTTGTAACCTTTTGCTA